GTTCATGTAGTCGATGGGACTGGCAACCACCTCGTTGCCCTGCTGAAGTGCCAAAGTTAAAATGTCTCTGTAGAAACTGGCCTTCTTATCAAAAATGTATTTGTCTTGCTTTTGAAATCTTTTCCATTCTTCCAGCATCTCAGGGCCAAGAGATTTTATGTCTTTAACATCATGATGGTTTGAAAACTCGTGCCACGCATGATTTATGTTGGGTAGTCCAGGATAGTAAAGCCTGTCATCGATCATTGTCATGAAGTCTCTTGCAGAAATAGGTGGAGCGATGTAGCCATTGCTAATTTTAAATTCGTCAAACTGTTTGGGCATTGTAGGACGTATGACCTGCACACCAAAGGACTCTAATTTCTTAACCAACAGTGAGATGTCCTCTTCCGTTTCTATTGCTAGTCTTTCAAACTTGTTTCTCAATGAGGTGTTCTGAATGAAACTGAAAAGTTCTGGTGGGTATGCACTGCCAACTACACAGGTTTTAAGTTTGTTCCACTGGTGTGTTACCTTAAACATTTTCCCTCTCAAGGTCCAGTGTCACACAATGGAAACATCCACCTAATGTTCTGGCATGTCTCATCGGCAACATCGCACATTCTATCTTGTGTGTCTCGAGTATTTTCCTAAGGTTATCTTGGTGTTGTTCAAGTGCAACCAACTGTTCATTGATGGAAAAAAGATTTATGCTGATCCAAGTGCTTGAGTTACAATATCCCGGGTGGTGTCCTATGTCAACAGGTTCCGGTGCCTCAACTATATCCCAATTACGTAGCACTTCGGGTAGTTGATCTTTGCTTCTTATCCTGCTAGGATTCACAAGCAGTAGTCCTTCCCTTAGGAAAGCAATGGTGCTATCTAGGTGTAGGTAAGAATAAACATCTTCGATCTTGTGCACCTTTGCCGACGTTCCTAGAAATTCTTGCAATGCATCTGCTCCTTTATGATTGCCACTGTTGCTCACGAGATAAAAAATATCATCATTGTTCCTGAGAACATTGGCGGCATCAAAACAAGGTTCGATTTCATTCAAGGCCAAAATATCTTTGTTGCCAACGCAGTCCTTGTTGTACAACTGTTCTGAACGGCTGATTTCAACTGTGTGTTTCTTCAGAGACTCGGACCATGCAAAGTGTTTCGTATATGCCATGTATTCTTCTTTCCTAGCAATCAAAGGCATAGGTGCATACACCACATTCTGGCCGTGTACAAACACAGTGTCACGAGGACAAAATTTGTAATAACTAGGTTCGTGTTGTTGATCCGGCCTCCTGACCCTGACTCCTTCTCCCTGTAAGAAAGTAATAAATGTTTGTAGGTCTTCGTTTGCCTCATCGATAACCTGTTGAGGATACAAACCAGCACCAGGTAAACTAGAAGTATCTGCCACGTCGGCATAATTGACACATCTAAGACTGGTATCCATTTCTGGTACCTTGGCCCCGGTGGCATCTCCCACGATGACTGTTTTTAATTTACTATATTCGTTCTTTGCTAACATTTATTTTGATGTCTCTACACTACGAGGTATTTAATGTGCGATGTTTGCCAACAATTCCAGATGTGATTAATAAACAAGATAATTACACACATGCCACAAATCATTTATGGGGAAAGAATAGGATTCATAGGACTTGGTAAACTTGGAATGCCTTGTGCCGAAGCAATAAGGAAAAAAGGATTCCACGTGGCCGGATATGATATCGCTCACAAAAGCAGTGACTTGGTAGAAATGCGAGACTCCATCGAGGATCTTGTGCGAGACCGTGACATTGTGTTTGTTGCCACACCCACACCACACGAAGAAGGGTACGACGGCAGAGCACCTACAAGCCACCTAGAAGTGAAAAACTTTGATTACGATTCTGTAAAGAAAGTTTTGACAAAGTGCAACAAGAACATGGGTGTGACCCAAAGTCTTGTATTGATATCAACAGTGTTACCGGGAACCATCAGGAGAGAACTGGCACCATTAGTTACAAATGTTAAGTTACTTTACAATCCTTATCTTATCGCAATGGGCACAGTTGCTGATGACATGATTAATCCAGAAATGATAATGATAGGAACCAAGAAAGGTGTCTATGAAACTGCAGTCAAGGCACAACAACTAGAAGCATTCTACAATCAGGTCTGTGATAACTATCCTCGGATTGAATTTGGTACCTGGGAAGAGATCGAGTCTATGAAGATATTCTACAATACGTTCATCAGTAACAAAATTGCACTGGTCAACATGATACAAGACGTTGCACACAAACTAGGAAACATGAATGTTGATAAGGTGACCCAGTCATTGGCAAAATGCACGAAGAGAATAGTCAGTCCGGCCTACATGAAAGCAGGTATGGGTGACGGTGGTGCCTGTCATCCTCGAGATAACATTGCTCTACGTTGGCTGGCAAAAGATCTAGGTCTCGGTTATGATCTTTTTGAATCCATAATGACTGCCAGAGAGAAACAGGCCGAAACAATGGCCAAAGCAATTATTCAACACGGAAAGAATATATATTTCACAAGTGACTCCTACAAAGCAGGAACAAGTCTGGTGGACGGATCATATTCCCTATTGGTACAGCATTACGTTAGAGAGAACGGTGGCAAGATAGCCAACGGCTTTGACACTCCCGTCGAAGTAATCGTCAGGGTGCATGAGTCGGATGAAGTAAGTGCCGACGAATCAACAATCATTTTTGATCCATGGAGAACATATCCAAAAGCAAAAAATGTCATCTATTATGGAGCCTAAGCAATACACGGTGGCATGGAACACAGGTTGCATGGGCCATCTAATCAAAGCAATAATAGGGATCGAAAAATACTCAATTGATTTTGAACACGCTGGCAGTGACTCACACTACATTGGACATGCTTTACATAGTTTACCCATAGGACACATTCATCCCTTTGATCCGGATAAGATCACAGCAGAGGCCAATGTCATAAGACCTTACTTTGGCGACGAAAGGTTGAAATACTTTCCAAAATATCTGAATTATATCAAGATGAAAACGCCAACCACGGCCAAACAATTTGCCAGAGTGTATCACAGATATGAAGAGCCGAAGTGTACTACATGTTATAATATTGACATGACAAACTTTCTGCTAGACCCTGACAAATTTAACGAAGATCTGAGAAGATATTTTGCATCAGCGTCACTTAAAGACAAGACAATTGAATTTATAGCGAATAAACGCAAGTCAAACATGCCTTTTTATGACAGATACCTTGAAATTACTGATCGGCAATTAAAGACTGAAACTATAGGTGACTTGAATCAATTAGAACTAGGTGTTCTAATATGCCATACCGCTGGAAATGACTTCGATGAAACGTTTAATTTGATAGGTAAATTCGCAGAGTAGTGTAAAATTGCCAGTAGGAGCCTATGTTTTATCAACTTAGTGGATAAATACATATGCAAATTAGGAGATTATGTATGGCAATGGATTTCATGCACAAAAGATATTTTCAATTACACTGGGCTGACGGTGGAGACCCTGAGGCTAAAACTTTTACAGGCACAGCGGAACAAGCCTATGCGGAATTCGACTTCCCAGCGGTCTGGAACACAAACTCACCTACAAAAACTTATGCATTTGCTGACGGCAACAAGACCTTGGTAGTTTCATATGAATTTGACAATCAAACCGCCGAAAACGGTTTTAGAGATGCTGTTGCCGCCGCATACGATGGCGGGACTGCTTTCGCCGGCAATAGATACATCGCACACATCAAAACAGAATGGTACACGTACAATTCTATTGAAACAACACAAACCAACATAGTCACAAGTTCATCCTGGGGTCTATAGAATAATAACTCTTTTATGAGTTTCACATGGACTAAAGTTTACAGGTCTTATGACACTGATAAGTTCACAGGTTTTGATAGTGGTGTCGACGGAGATCCAAATAGATACAGTTTCACCAAAGAGGACGGAACAAAAGTCACAACTGATAATGTGCAGAAGTTCTTGTTCGAATCAGATCCAAGTTTCCTAGGCTATCATACCAATGATATGAGAGCCGCATTTCCTTTCACTGAATTCAATGATTTGCAAGAAGCAAAAGTTCATTTCAACCTAGTGCCTCATCCTGTACACGTGGACAGAGTAGAAGGAACCAGTTTTGAATTACGCGATAAACACAGCATCATGATGACCATACAGTTTCCTTCTAAACAGGTATGGCAGGAATTTGTTGAAATAAATCATGATGCCACTAATCCAATAACACATGGCATGAAAGATTTCAAATCAAATTTTGAATACGATAAAGACTACATCAGTGGTTAGATGATTAACTTTTCCCGCAAGTTGATGCACAAATTTTATCACAACTGGTCGTAGACCAAGTATCCTTCAGTGCCTGGAACTCTGTGAGGTCTATCCTTTTTCTGTTGGGTAGTTTGAAACCTTGGTAACAGCATGGAGACAGATCGCCATTCACGTCAACATAAACTTTCTGTTCTATTTCATGTTCACAGGCAATGTCTATTTTGCCTTTGAACTCATTCCAATTATCATGGTTAAGTTTATACCTTGTGATCTTATCTTGAACATTAAATTCTTCAGGCGACTTTGATCCATCCGCTGGTAGTATCCAATGTGTAATTTCTGCCTTTTTATTCAAAGCAGGTCCATAGTTCCTTCCATGATCTACCACGTCAAATCTTTTGAATCCAAGTTGCTTGGATATTGTTTCCGCTTCATGAATTTGATGTTGATTGTGTTTGAATTTGATCCACTTCCAAACCGCTGTACCGCCGGCCTCTATGTACCACTTTATCCTTTGCATCAATCTGTTCCAGTCGACATCTTGCCTGTATAAATGGTTTGTATCCTCTAATCCATCAATGCTGAAAGTTACCTCACCCATTAGTTTTGCCAAACCTTTCCATGTTTCTTCACGGCCTATACTGCCGTTGGTGAAAATGTTGGTGTAGCACTGACTGATCTTGGCAAGTTCTAGAATGTCAGGATTCATCATGGGGTCACCTAGGTTACCATTGAAGTACACAAACTTAAGGTTAGGAAATTTTTCTAATGCTTTTTTGTAATTTTCTATTGATAGATGTTGCTCTGCGTAAACGCCAGGAACATTATATCCATGTGCGTTCCTAGGGCAAAGCGGACATCTTGCATTACAGTATGTGCTGGCCTCGACGTGTAATATTTTTATTTCCATATTGATATTTACGCCGTAAAAAAAGGGCGATACCGAAGCACCGCCCTTTAGAATTATTAATTACGCAGAGTAATTAATTACTTTTCTGCCTGATTTCTTTAATAAAGAAATGATGTTTGACTTCATAGTCAATGCAGAAGCCTTAGGTGCTGTACCTAATACTTCAACAGTAAAGTCCAAACCTTTAGATAACAACTTGTTAGTTGCTGTCTTTCTTGCAGTGTTTTTTACTGCTAAGTTTTTGAACTTGATTTTACCACCGTGTACTTCACCATTTACTTTGTATGAAGATGCCGGCTCGGCGAATACACCGATTTGTTTTGCTCTAGATTTAAAGTTTCTAGTGTAAACAACGTATTGTGTTGAGTTTGCCATGGTTTTATTTTCCTTTTTAGTAGAAGGAAAAAGTGTATTAAACATACCTGTTAGCATATTGTTTCCTTTTCCTTTGTTATTAATGTATGGTTACGCAACTCTGGAGTTTCAATCTCTGTTATCCTACGTTCCATGTTTACAATTATATACTAGAAAGTGTATTAAGTCAACCTACACATAAAGATCAACTTTTATGCGACTAATTGTCCTTGTAGTCTGGTACTGCGAACAGGTCTATGCCCTCGTCCAGCAACTTGTTTGTCTCTTCTTTGGTAGGTTTACCATAGAACTTCTGATCTCTCTTGCCTTTGGCGGCTTTCCTGGCCTCCTTGGCAAAGTTCTTACCAACGTCCTGGTAATCCCTCTTGATCTTTTTGTTGAGTTTACGCAGTATCTGTTCCGCACTCTCGCCCATTACGAAGTAATCATCTGGTATCTGTTTCTTCTTGGAGGTCTTCACAGCAGGAGCCATTATAGCCTTGTCCACGGCGGTGCTGTCGCACATGGGACATTGAATCATGCCCTTGTTCTTTTGCTTTGTGTATTCTGCACTGCTGGGGAACCAGCCTTCGAACTCGTATTTGCATCTGCATCTTAACTGGTATTTGATCATAATATTATTTACATTATACACTTGACATTTATTTCTGTCTACTATATTATAATATTATGTTAAGATCACACAGCGGATATGAAAAGGGCAGACCTAAGAAAACTTCTCAAGGGAAGAATAAGAGCCGTATAAAGATGAGCTCGATGAACAAACACAAGAAGAGATCTTTCAAGCACTACAATGGCCAAGGAAAATAAATCCGCCGAGTTCAGGAAACTAGAAGCTCAAGTTGGCAATCTTGAAGTGCAGAATGCTGACTATAGACAAATCATCAAAGAACTTTCGGACCAACTATCTTTGTATAAGCAAATATCAGGATCTGTGTTCAAAAAGTCTACAGATTCCTCAAACCAAAAATAACAGCATCTTTCTTCCTACGGAACTTCACACTTTCATAATCAATTATATACACGTTTAACTTGCCACCGTGTTGCTCCATGATACGTTCTGTGTCAAGCGGTCTGATTGTAATCCTGTCCTCGTCGGGTAGTTTTGCCTTGTACCCCCAGAACATGGGCCACCAGTGCAAAGGATTAAGGGAGTCAAAATTCTCGTGCATTATTAATAGAAATATAAAAGGTATTATGGTGAGAGGTTCTGACCACCATGGTAAAACGTCAAATGACAACCAATCCAAGAAATGTATCACTGCTGTCCAGAGACCCCAAATTGTACACAGAACGCCCATCATGGGCCAAAAGTCTTCGTCTATATCGTCGGCATACCTTTCATAATGTGAATACATTCTACGTTTTTGTTGTTGACTCATTTTCATATAAAGTATATAGTATAACATATAAGTAGAAACACATAATTTGTTGTAACGCTCCCATGGAAGTTCACAACATTAACCCCCGAAAATTTCAGATATGGAACTTGCTATATTAATGGCGGGTATTGCGTATGGCTTGATCATTGGCCTTATACCAGCCGCAGGAGCAACGACAGGACTAATCACACTATTCGGAATCATGCCCTACTTTGTGGGAGACCCTTACCTGGGCGTGATATTCTGTGTGGCAGTTGTCGCTTCATCTACAACCGGTGATTCATTTGCAGGTGTGCTGTTGGGCATACCAGGTGCCAATTCAGCGGCCGCAACAATGGTGGATGGCTTTCCCATGGCCAAGAACGGAGAGGCAACACGAGCACTATCTGCCGCAATCACATCATCAACCTGTAATGGTTTGTTCTGGGGATCATTGACGTTCTTGTTTCTGCCTTGGTACACTAAAGTTGTTATGTACATGGGCATACCTGAACTGTGGGCGTTGGTGCTGTTGGCATTCGTCACAGTTGGCTTTGTATCCACCAGGAAATATGTAAGAAGCACCCTTGCCATTGTGCTTGGTGTTGTGGTGGGACTGGTTGGAGTTGATGTCAATAACGTTCCACGATTCACAATGGGTTGGCGTTATCTTGAAGACGGTGTGCAGATACTACCCTACATGGCAGGACTTTTTGCGATACCAGAACTATGGGACGGATGGTTCAACAGGAAGAAGACTACAACAATCAAAGCGGAACACGGCAGTTGGAACGATCTCAAACAAGGAGTCATGGACACATTGAGATGTTGGAAAGACAGTGTGAGGGGTGGAGCAATAGGATCATTCATAGGACTACTTCCGGGTCTGGGAGGAGCAATGGCAGACTGGTTGGCATACGGTGCCACGGTTGCCGCTAATCCGAAAGAGAAGTTTGGCGTTGGCAATGTTAAAGGTGTTGTCGGTGCTGAAGGTGCCAACAACGCACAGAAGGCCTCATCATTCATTCCAACAGTCTTATTTGGCATTCCCGGTGCTAGTTTCGCCGCGATACTGATGGGACTATGGTTGTATCTAGGGATAGATCTAGGATCTCCGGATACTTTCTACGACGAAAAATTATTTGACAGCATGACATATGCGTTCCTACTTGGGACAATAATCACCGCTGTCTTATGTTATGGACTGGCATATTTCGCAGGCTGGGTAACACGTATTCCATACGTTTACTATTTCCCTATCATACTTGGTTTCATTGTATGGGCGACTCTACAATACACAGGTGGATGGGAAGACCTTGCGGTACTGATAGCATTCTCTACATTTGGAGTGCTGTGTAAGAAATTCCAAGTCAGCAGGCCAGCACTGTTGATTGGATTCATATTGAGTGACAGGATATACAACCTCACTTATCAACTAACCTCCCTACATACATTAAGCGATGTCATAACAAGGCCTATCTTTGTTTCTATCATGATATGTGTTATAGCATTATTGTATTGGGGAATAACAAAAAGGAGTCGATTAGACTATGCTTAAGAAAACAATAATTGCGTTGTTGTTAATGACAACAACTGCTCTGGCAGATTACAATTTGATCGTGCCACAAAAACCATCTGGTGGAACTTCTGTGTGGGCACAGATAGTTGTGGCAGAATGGGAGAAACACCTAGGTGAGAAGATCAATCTTATCTACAAGCCAGGTGCAAGAGACCAACTTGGACCCAATGAGTTCCAAAATAAACTAAGGTTCGACGACAAGACAATACTTGTATCACATGGTGGTAACGGTATATCATATCTTACTGAACCAGTTGATTACAACTACTTTGATTGGGAGTCGGTTGGACACATGAACCTAAACATTATCGTTGGTGCGAGAAACAAAGCGGACACAACAAATGGACCAATACAGTTTCCATCAGGATCTGGAATGACTCCAGAGATCATGGCGATCGTGATGTTACTAGCAGGACCAAACAATGATCCAGTAAAAACATTCGAAGACAAGATCATATGGGTGAAAGGTATGAAGGGATCTGAAAGGAGACTGGCATTTATCAGAGGTGATTTGAACGCGACACGAGAAAACCCTGCCGCATACAAGAAACACGTGATGCCTGTTATCAAAAAAGGTGAAGCATACACATGGTTCCATCATGGATTGCTGAATGTAAAAACTGGCGGACATGACAAAGATCCTAACTTCACAGAGCCAACTTTTGAGGCACTGTTTGAAAAAATGCATGGTGTAGCACCAAGTGGTGACTTCTATGATGCATACAAACTTGTCAAGAGTTGGAGAGATGCTTTGCAGAAAGCATTCTGGGTCAACAAGGGCAATCCAAACAAGGATAAACTTGTGGCCGCACTGGACAAGATGATCAAGGATCCAGAGTCAGTTGCCGCTATCGAAAAGAAGGTTGGCAAGTACGAATGGAGAACAGGTGCAGAGGGTGATGCCGCAGTGAGGACGCTGAAATCATTCATAACACCAGGTGCATTGAAAACACTATCTGATTTTGGAAAAAATCAATTAGGATACAATGCGATCTACAAGGAAGAGTTGACCAAGTAGATGTATATTTTGTTTACAGGGGCACCAGGATCAAAGTGGAGTAGTGTTGTAAAAAACATCTACTGGAGTGATGATATAGATCACACAGACTACTCCGAGGAAAGACGTTACTTCCACGATGCTGATACCCCTGGACGCAAACACCTGATGCACATAGGTGCATATTGGGATCCAGACATGGAGTTTGAAAATACAGACTGGGATGGCCCATTCTCCGGCAAAGGCAAACGTATAGTAAAGTCACACACATTTGCACACCAACTTGATGCACTTAAACAAACAGGACATCCGATAGTCATGGTGTACAGGAATGACTACGAATGTTTGGAGTGGTGGAAACTCTGTGGTGAATTTAATATTACATATCCAAACTACAGACACTTCCAAAATTTAGATGAGATGTGGGTACACATACAGAATGAAAACAGAGACATCATGCAATTCGTGAAAGACAATAAAGACAAAATTCATAAACCAAAAGACAATGTAGACCTTTGCAGACTACTGGACATAAGTTTCCCAGAAACAAAAGGCAGGATACATAACTACGCAGATAAGGGAGTGCAAGTGTATGTCTACAAGTAATTGGGAAGAAGCAAAAGCAAGAAGCAACTACCACTTCAACAAGTGGCACAAGGACACAGACTGTGTGCAACACCTAGGCAAGTTCACGGGTGGGTGGCAGACAGAACTACAAAATGTAATACAAGATGCAAAGCCACTTAACTGGGGCAACCGTAGGGAAGGCACAGGCAGAGAAAATGTCAATGTTGATGTGGAAGCAGAAGAGAATGACCTAAAGACGGCAGGTGCTGATCCCAAGATGACGATATATCGAGGCCTCAAAGACTTCCAGAAATGTCCAACACTACAAAGGATGACTGACTTCTTTGAAATGGAGAGTACAAAATCTAAACTGCACATACAGTTCACAGGCGAGGTACTGAACATGCACATCGACAAACTGTATGATTTGGATGCTGATCCAAACAATGTTGTTCGTATAATGGTGATGCTACAAGACTGGGAGCCGGGTCAATTTCTGATGTATGGCAATGAGCAGTTCGACAGATGGAGAGCAGGAGACATCCACAAGTTTGATTGGCCTAACATTCCACACGCAACAGCCAACGCCAGTAACAAACCTAGACCAATGTTGGTAATCACGGGTGTGATGACGGACAAGACCAGAGAGATACTAGCAAAGCCAATAAAGAAAAAGATATAGACATAAAGTTTACAATAATATAATATAGTTGTATGAACAAAAAAATATTTGCCAGATTGCTTGGACACAGTCAAAATGATCTCGATAAAATTACACAACCATGGATAAAAGAAACATTTGGCGTTGAGGTAAAACGTTGCGATACACTTGAACAATACACAGATGCAATTGATGATGCATGTCTCGATAGATACTTTTCTAAATATTGGCAGAATGACATGAAGAAATGGAAGTATTCTGGGGTGCAACTAATTGACGAGGTAAACAATCTGAAGCCGAGAGCAGTGCTTGATGTAGGTTGTGGATATAATGAATTCAAAGGAAAGATCAATAATTTAATAGGTATTGATCCCTACAATAACAAAGCAGACCTTGAAGTTGGCACATTAGAATATAAAACAGATCAGAAATTTGATGTGATACTTTGTCTGGGTTCAGTGAACTTCGGTAGCAGAGACAAGATCATTGCAGAAGTAGGGAGATGTGTAGATTTATTGGCGAACGGTGGTACAATGTTTTTCCGGGTAAACCCAGGCGTGCAACATGACAAGCCTGAAGCAGACTGGATAGAGTTCTATGCCTGGAATGTGCCGTTCATTATAGAATTAAGTGAAATGTTTAACTTAAAAATACTGGATATACGTGATGATACCAATCAACGTAAGTATTTTGTGTATAAAAAGCAAATCCCCCAATAGACTTTTGCTATTATTATGCTATAATAAGAAGTAAATACCTACAATGCAAAAACATACAAGAAGTCTATTAGAAGAATTGAGCTCAATGCCCTTGAAAAGGGACAAAGAAGAAGTGGTTGAGAGTCGTGCCTCACATATTCTAGAGTCTGCTATTAGGCTAATGACTTATATCAGAGAGAATTTTGATCAAGACACAGCATTCAAACTAGAAAAAAAATTCAATTCGGCGTTGAAAAACATGGACGCAACTAAATTTTCAAAAGGTGTCGCTAGGATCAAAGAAAATCAAGATATAAAAAATAATGTTCTAAAAATCAAAGACGGCGAATACAAAGAGGACTAATCATGTTAATTGAAGATGTCCTTACAGAATTCAAAAGGACACACCTTGAACATATCGAGGACATAGTGATCACTGATGGTTATGAAGGTGGCAAAGCAGTAGTAGAATATTTCAGAGGACTATTACTAACACTTAAAGGCACAAGTTCAGAGGCAATGAGTGTATCGGTCAAATGGGATGGTGCACCTGCTGTGGTATGTGGGACCAATCCGGATAACGGTCGGTTCTTTGTAGGAACAAAATCAGTGTTTGCCCAGAATGCCAAAGTCAACTACACAAAGAAAGACATCGCAAACAATCACGGCACAGACGAACTAGGACAAAAATTGTTGAAATGTCTTGTTCATCTAAAAAAAATAAACATCCAAGGAGTGGTGCAGGGAGATCTTTTATTCACGGACGAGGATATAATTAGAAAAAATATTGACGGCAAACCACATCTCACATTCACGCCAAATCAAATTACGTATGCTGTACCAGAAGCGGGAGATCTAGGAAAGCAAATTGACAGAGCAAAGGTTGGCATAATTTTCCATACCACATATGTGGGTGACAGTCTTGCAGACATGAATGCACAGGGTGGTGCAGACGTTGGAGAATTTTTAAAGAGTCCTGATGTGTTCTTTGACAATGCAACCTATAAAGACGTGTCTGGCAGTGCCAAGTTCACTGATGAAGAAACGAAACAGTTCTTTAATGGCATAGAGAAATTAGAAACACTGCTAAACAACGTTCCAAGGAACCTGTCAAGTGTGCTGGGGCAAAACCAGGATTTCATTCCCATGTTCCAGATGTACATCAACGCAATGGTGAGGCAAGGACAACTGCCAAACGATGCTAACAAATTCTTGCTTGGATTCAAAAAGTTCTACAACGATAGAATGCAACAACAGATGGCAGGACTGAAAGCACAGAAGGCATTACAACTAAGGCAAGAAAAAATGAAACAGATGCCAGTTTTCCTTAATCGTGCCAAGAAACCATTACAGGCCATGCTTACATTCTACAGAGCAGTGCAGACAATGAAGGCATTTGTATTGAAGAAAATGAATCAGGCGATGGCCATAGGATCATTTTCGCAAACCGACAGTGGGTTGGAGGTAAGCGAACCTGAAGGCTTTGTAGCAGTAGACAAATCAGGAAATGCAGTCAAGTTAGTAGACAGGTTGGGATTCTCGAGAAGAAACTTAACGGCTGTCAGCAAATTCAAGAAAAGTAAGTAACGTCTTGTCTATCTGTTCAGATAGTTTTTCACGATTGAAAAAATGATTGTAATTATGCAATCTCATCGACTGACTTTGCAGATAGATATCAGACCATTTTAGTTTCTTTAAGTCTTTCGTCAGTTGTACTATCTTATCAATCCTCTTTTGGCTGTCACGTTCTAAATCATAACTTTCATCGAAGTAAGTGTTGAAAGTTTTAAAACCCATCTCTCTCAATTTTTGAAGGTACAGATAATTGCCATGCACAACAAACACGTGTTGAGCAATTATTGGCTTCCATATTTTTTCCGTCATGAATACATCGGTGTCATTGACATTGGTTTCCGACACTAAGGAACATGCGGTATCCATGTAAGGTGCTTCGGTCATGTCCTGGTCTTTGCCAAACCTTGGATACATCCTAGTATCGACGCCAGGCAATTCATATTTCTGCTCGAGTATAACCGGATCTTCTAACATTCTAAATGAGTAAATGCTATTGTCCAGTAAATTTTCATTTTGCAATTTGTTATATAAAGAAACTCTGTGAGGTCTTGGAAACTTGTTAAGATAAAGGAACTCGTGCTTCTTGTTACTATGGTCTATTTTGAAAGCATTATCCCTGTGCTTGTTAAACATATAGAACCAAAACCAACTCACACCACCTGACCATTTGACATGATCTATCTCTATGTTAGGTGCGGGATCTGTCTTTTCTATGTTCTCAAGTGATTCCCATGGCGTAGCCTTGATAAACACAAAACCTTGGCTGTGCAATAAATCACAACGTACCCTTAGGTCCTGTACGAAAACTTCATTGGTTTGCAGTTTCTTGTTTCTGTATGAAGTGTCAATGATAGCAAACTTCCTATCATATGAATCAAGATCGTAGTTGTGGAGATCATAGTAATCTCCCGTGCAGTCGAACTGTTGATTGGCCAGCGAATTCATCTGTATGAACTTTTCGAGTTCTACGTGATCACCTGTCTTCATAACGTCTGTGAGAATTAGATTTCGTTGCATATGCTCTATAAATACCAGTATGTTAACACCTTTCTTAAAGTATGTATCTGAGGGCAAAGTCATAAGGAGACATAATGACTTGTCTAGGTTCTCATTTCCCGAAGTGACCGAAAGGATATATCTAAGTTTCCTTGCTCTTACTCTGCTTAGAAAATTCGATACAGGACAAAGTTTTACCAAAATGTACGCTGATCAAACCATGGCAAAAGGAACATTTGATCAAGTGAGGATGATGAATAATGATCTTGCAAATATGTTGGCCATTGTTTCCGGTGATCCTGAAATTACAAAAAAACTTAAAAATAAGAATCAAGCACAGGCGATGCGACAGAGACAACCAGTTCCTGTAATGGCACTGAGAAGATATCTAAGAACATGGGAGGAACCTTTTAGGTTCTTGACACAACTGGAAAGAGCTCTAGGCATCAATGATGCAAATTACAGAAATCTTAGAAGAGCAGTGATTGATTACAAAAATCTAGATAGCAGAACAAAAACACGGGCAACTGCACAAATGCTCCAAATGTTGAAGTCTAAACTGCCAGGCACAGATATCACCAAAAAAGTTCAAGAACTTGTAAAGTAGATGGCCAATCAAAATAGTTTTTGGGTGCTTTATGGACAGCACACACAACCCACATACCTAGAAGACGCTGGCGGAGACCAACAGGCTCAGAGGGACAGTGCATTAAACTACGTGGACAAATGGCGTGTTTGCCTGGACATTGGAAGCAACATTGGACAGTGGACAAGACCTTTGTCTAAGAAGTTTGAAAGTGTTGTATGCTTCGAGCCTAATCCTAACTTCAGAGAATGTTTTAAGAAAAATATCACAGAAGCCAATGTGCTCCTTTGGCCATATGGCCTGTCTGACAGAGAACACAAGGCCAGACAAAACTTCAACTCAACACAATTACAGAGTGAGGACGGAGACATAGATTGCAGGACACTGGACAGTTTTGGACTGACCAACGTTGATTTCGTAAAGATAGATGTTGACGGCTTTGAAGTTCCGTTGCTGAATGGTGCAAGGCAAACATTGACCGATAACAACCCTGTGATAAACATAGAGATGAAAAGACACAAGCGGTCAAGTGTTGTTTCAAAATGTGATGCTATATTGAAGGATCTCGGCTATCAATTCAAAAAACGCACAAAAAGTGATGAAGTCTGGCTTAAATCGTAATAATATAGCATAATTTACCAATCTTTACCATAAATAGATACAAATGTTCCCGGAGCGGGAACAGAGCTATAATATCAGAGAAAACAGGAGGATATATCATGGCATACGACGGAACGATATCAGCGGGTGGTCCAGGAAACTTTCAAACACCAAATCTTGCTCACGAGGGCGAGGGTGTAAGAGTTGACTTCATCACGGTTGATTACATCAGCGACGTGTCGGGTGAGGTTACACACTCAACAGCATCAGCGAACACGGCGGCTTTGAAATTATCTATGGAAGCAATCCAAAACCAAGGTGTTAACATCTTAGGTCATGGTGCTCTAGGTAATTCAGACACAGAGCAAACTTACATGGTTAGAGCAGACGCTTTAGACACTATAAGTTCAACAACAACAGTAGCGGCAATCCAAGCGGCGATCAGAGGATTGAACGCATTAACACCTGACAAAGTAACAGCAAACATCTCATCTGCGACAGCGGCTGACAGAGACTTGTCTGATACACAGGTAGCATAATAACATTTTAGGAGGAAAATAAAATGGCTTATGACGGAACAAAAACGGCAGGTGGAAAAGGTAACTTCTCATTAAACCAAAACTTTGAAGCAGAAGGTGTTGACGTAACATTGTTAACAGTTGACTTCATCGTTGACGTTTCAGCAGAGACAGGTGACTTAACTACAGGCTCTACAACAGCAGGTCTACAAATGACTAGACATGCATTTGAACATCACGGACTAAGAATCTTAGCAGAAGGTCCGTTGGTTGATTCAGACACACAAAAAACGTACATGGTGAGAACTGACCAATTGGACACTCTTTCCGGTACAACAACAATAGCGGCATTACAGGCGTACATCAGAACATTAGATCAATCTAGTGATTCTTTCCCTGGAGTAACTGCAGACTTAACAGGCGCGACAGTAACAGAAACTAAAATTGGTATCTTAACTGCGAATGCTGTTAGTTAATAGTTAGAGGAGGAAAACTACTATGCCAATAACACAAAACAGATCAACAGATCTAACAAGAAGACAGTCATTTAATGGCAAAGGTCTTACTTTCATCGAAGTAATCTTCGCAACTGAAGGTATCGCATCAGCGACAACACCTGAATCATTAGACTCTGTTTTCGATCAAGTAACTAAAGTTGTTAACAGAAACGGTACTCTTTTAGCGGCATCTTACAGACTGGCGGCGAAAGCAACAGACGGCGATGCGGCAGAGGCTAGTTCAATTACTGCGAACAACTCAATTGACTCGTACCAGTACATTTGTGAAGGTACACCAGGTCAGTTCAATGCGGCAGACTCAACAGGTGACATCAACATGGACGTTGATGCTACTGTGGTTGCAGACGCTGAAGCAGACATAGAAGCAGACATCAGATCAGTCATCTCAGGTGACTCTTCTGCGAACCAACTTCAAGTGTCAGTAAGAACGTTATTACCTGAAGGTCACGTAAACGGTGACGCGAGTACATTCGTTGGAATGTTTGACCAAAGAGGTGATGCGTAATAATCACTCTTAGTCACACAGACTAAATTACCAAAGGGCGGATCTTTAATTAGGTTCGCCCTTTTTTATTGACTTAAATATTGACATGCACGAATACAGATTACACACACTGGTGGACATAACCTTGAACGGTAATCTTAAAAAAACATTCCCTTTCACGTCAACGTCTGGAGATGTCATACACGATAAGCAATCTCTGGCAATGGCCCGTGATCAAAACAGCAATTTCAACACTATGTTGCAACTGCTACAGATGAGAGGTAACATCACATGGGAGAATCCACCAATGAGGATAGAAGCACCTGACCTAGGCAACCACGGGTTCGGCTCGTTCTATCAAGGTGGACAAACAACATGGCACTTCCAGTTTTTCACTGAGCAATCTGGCGTGTATGGTGAAATGACCAACCCCACGGAACAACTGATTGACGACTTCAATTTAGTGCCAGTAATTACAGATTGCACGAACACCGCACATTTCCCAATACAGACTTTCATAACAAAAAATCTACAGAAGTCCACCAAGGAACCTTGCACAGACCAACAAAGAGTAATCAATGCACTCACAGGCAACATCATAAACACGTACTTTTCATACGCCGGCACTACAGATAAATAAGAGTACATTAAGGCACAATTAAAACACATTCAAAGGCTCATCAAAGGCAATGCGACAGGCACAGTTCCAGGCTATAAAAGCACAGATCAGAGAGATCAAACAGGAATTAAGAGAATATATAATATTGATGAGTACAACAGATTTAGAAAAACAAAACCTAGAAGCACACGTTGATCTTTGTTCGGAAAGATATAAAGGTCTACACGATAGATTGAGTGCGATCGAAGTCCGTCTAGGCAGAATGAACGAAGAAATGACAGCGGGTCATAAATCTCAGACAAAAACAATCATAGCAACAGCAGGCACAGTAGTCGCAGGCTTACTATCTACCGTGGTAGTGATCCTGATGAAGATGCCAGGCTAAAATTACCAATAAATGTTCATACAGATAGCACCCAAGGCCAGAGTCTACGTGACCGAAGAGGATTTAAGATTTATTAGGGCACATTCTCTGGATTCATTCAGGAGTAATGATCTATCGCCGGCAGACGCAGAGCGAGCCAAAATTTTGGCAGACAAGGCGATATTCGTGAGAAAGAAACTTGATACCCATATGCAATATGCTTTAAATAGGAAGATAAAGTTTATTGCTAATGTCAGAAAATAAAAAATCAGAACTGGTAAAACAGATTGAGGCCTATGGACTCAAGAACAAACTTGCTGACCTCGTCAAAAAGGAAGAAGCAAGACGTCCTTTCAGACATCTACCTAAGCAGTTCTCAAAAGGTATATTAATTGGAAACATCGCAATCGTGCCAAAAAAGAGCACGGGCACCAGGTACATTTATGTGATAGCCGATATGCTTGAAGCAAAGATATTACATGAAGACATAAACCTTAAGCAGACAGCGATATTGGTTGCACATCATCTTGCCGACGATAAAAACTTGCCAAGCAACATACTTGAGTTAGATGTTAAATTCGCAAGCCAATTGTTTGATATACAAAATGCAAAACGTATGATTAGGGAGGCCCAGAAGGAGAAAGATGAGCTCACAGAAGACGTGTATTGGGATCGTTTAGATGTCGCTAACCACCTAGCGGACGATTGCAAGGGCAAGATACAGCAAATCTTTAATGACACGTTCGGAGCATAGATAATAAATAAACACAGTATGAAGAGCTTAGACCTTACAAAACCTATCACAACTGAAAGTTTATTGGCTGAATTCGAATCTAGATTCAATCAAACAATGGACCTTTCAAAATTCACTAAAGAAGAACTAGAAGATACTGCAAATCACGTAAGAACTAAGATACACGAAATCACACAGAACACACATTTTGGACAGGAGTTGAAAGACGACAGTTATCAGAAAAATCAAATGATGTTAGACATCATTAATCAAGAAATTTCTCAAAGAAAACTTGGAGAATATGGTGGTAGCATGGCGAGTGACCCTCAAGTTAAAGCGGGTGCAACGGCCATTAGTGCAAAGAGCAAACTTGACAAGGGACAAAGTTTATCTCCTGATGAGAAAAAACAAGTTAGCAAAATGCTACAGACAGAGGGTGTAGAAGAACAATCAGAATTAATATTAGCGGCCAAGGACATGATGGACAAAGTCACAGGTTACTTGGAGGATCTAGCATCAATGAAGACAGAAGGTATGCTAGAACTGGCAGACAGAATCAGAGACGAAATGGGAGCAGACAAGGCAGATGCTTTCATGCAAAAAATCCAACCAGCGATTGAACAGGCGGAAGCCACTTTAACGACAACTAGACAAGAACTAGACAACGGTGTAAGAATATTGACCGGA